CTATGCCGTCGTGGTGTTCGATAACAGCGACAAGCGTCCCTTCACCAAGAAGATGAAGGGCGTGCGTCGTATTGATAACACCAAGGGTCAGTTAGTTGATTTTGACGCTGAGCTGGCCAAGTACCCGGATAAGCAGATCGAGTACAACCGCATCGCCAACTGGGCCAGCGTCAAGCACATGCTCTCGGTCCAGAAGCTCTGGGAACTCATACCGGGTGGCTTCATCCTTTTGGAATCTGATGTCCTGCTCAAGTGCGACATCGGCTTCCTCTGGGATGAGCAGTATGCCGCCTGTGGACGTGTCCAGTTCTTCAAGGGCCGCCGCATCGAGCGTGACCGTCTGATCCCGTTCCTCTGCTACCTCAACGTCCCGCTGCTGGTAGCTAACGGTGCCCGCTACTTCGATCCCAAGCGCAGCTGGGGACTGATGAAGGATGACAGCAACCCCTGCAACTGGTATGACACTGGTGCGTGCGTGCTGGAAGACATCATCAACACCAAGCCCGCTCTGGTATGTCGTAACTATGACAACCTGGATCAGATGTTCGTGCATTTTGCCAACGGATCATGGAGACGTAACGACCGCGACGCACACCTGGAATGGCTGAGACAGAACAAAAAACTGTGGCAATGAGATACACAGTACTGACATACATCTTCGCCGGATATGAGATAGTCCAGGAGATCGAGGCCAAAGATTCGGAGGCCGAGTACATACTCGTCACCGATGATCCCAACCTGAAGAGTAACACCTGGACCGTTATCCATGAGAACCTGCCCGGTCACTCTACCTTTGGCAAGTGCTATGAAGTCCGGCACCATCCCTTCCGCTATGCCCATACTGATATAGTGGTTCGTGTGGACGGCAGCATCAAGATCACCGGCTCACTCAAGCCTTTGGTCGATGAGTTTGAACGTGGCCAGTATGACCGCTGCCTCATGATACACCCCCGCCGTAACACCATGCCCGAGGAGTATGACACCTGGGTGCGTTTCCGTCGCTATCCCCGCAGCCAGGCCACCCGTTGCCTGACCGCCATGAAGCTGGCCGGATATGACATGGAATACCGTGGTCTGTACCAGGGCTGCTTTGAGATCCTGCGTAAGAACCAGATCAACCTGGACATCAATGACCAGACCTTCAGCACCCTGTGGATGCTGGGCGCACCCGGTGAGATTGAACGCCTGGACCAGACAGTCTGGAGCTTCGTCATCAACCGCTACTACCAGAACCTCAAGGTCATGGCAGTCTCAGAGAGTATCATCACCGCCAGCAGCGTGATGCAGTGGCGTAAGCACCGCACTACCATACCGGTTCCGGATGCCGAAGACAAGATCAAGCCCTACCTGTTCAACAAACCCTGCAAGATCTGGACGGTAAACCCAAAACCAGCTAATAACCGATAATAGATAACCAATAGAATTATGGATGCAAATAAAACCGAAATCAGAACCCTGGAGTGCAAGCTGTCCGTCAGAGAAGCTGCACCCGATGCACAGGGCGAGTCTCGCACCATCACCGGCACAGCCATCGTGTTCAATGTTGAGAGCGAGATACTTGACGACTGGGGCTACCGCTTCAGAGAAGTCATCAAGCCCGAGGCATGCACCATGGAGTTCCTCAACTCCCAGGACATCAAGATGAACATGCTCCATGACCGTGACCTGACCATTGCACGCTGCAACCAGGGCCAGGGCTCTTTGCGTCTGAGTGTGGATGAGAAAGGTGTCAATTTTGAGTTTGAGGCACCCAAGTGTGACATCGGCGACCGCTGTCTTGAGATGGTGCGTCGCGGCGACTATTCAGGCTGTTCCTTTGAGTTCTGGCCCGATGAGTATGACGTAGAGGAGCGTGATGGAGGCAAGGATGTCAAGATCACACACCGTAAGTTCCGTGCCATCACTGCACTCACCATCGGAATGGACCCCGCCTACAAGCAGACCACCGTCAACGCCCGTGAGCTCTGGGAGAACACCCCTGGAGGCAAGGCCGCCAAGGAAGCTGCCGAGAAGGCACAGCGTGAGGCCGATGAAGCCAAGCGTAAGGAGGAGGAAGCCAAACGTGAGCAGGAGGCTCAGGAGAAAGCTGAAGCTATGAAGCGCGAGTCGGCACGCCGTCTCCGCATTATGTCTGACATAAACGACCAAACTTATTAATAACCACTTAAAACTGTTTTAAGAATGAAAAAAACATTTGCAGAACTCCGTGAGCAGCGCATGGCTGCTAACGAGAAGCTGGGCGACCTGTACGCAAAAGCCCAGAACCGCGAGCTCAACGATGATGAGAAGATCCAGGAGATCAACCTCACCCGTGAGATCCGCCAGTGTGAGGACGCTATGCGTGCTCTGAACCTTGAGGGCGAAAACGCCAAGATCACCGGCGAGCGCGAGAAGGCCAACAAGGGTGCTCACCTCCGTGAGATCCTCTCTGACCTCCGTCAGGGTAAGGGTGAGCGTGAGATCACTCTCGCTCCTCCTACACTGGGTGCTACCCAGAACATCGAGGCATCAGGTGCTATCAACCTGACCATCCATGACATCATCCCGACACTCCACGAGGGTCTGGGACTGCCCGTAGACCTGAGCATTGTTACCGGTGTAACCGGCAATGAGGTATGGCCCGTCAGCGTCAATGACGTAGAGATGGAGGAGACCGGCGAGAACGCCACTCTCAATGACCAGGTACTGAACTTCCAGAAGATCGTGCCCGTTTCACGTCGTATCGGTTTGACAGTTCCTGTCAGCAACCGTGCCATCGACAACGCCGCCTTCGACCTGCTGGCATTTGTTCAGACCAAGTTCACCATCGCTCTCAAGAAGTATCTGGCCAAGAAGATCTATTCTCAGGCCAACTGGGATGGCAACAAGGGCCCGTTCTCAGGTGCAACTCCTACCAATATCGAGTTGGGTGCTGATGCCTACAAGAACATCCTGGCCAAGGTTGCCGAGTTCAGCGACAAGGGCTTCTTCGAGGGCAACGTATGCCTCTGCATGGACCGCGTAACCGAGGCCGAGCTCAAGGCTACCCCGAAGGTTGCAGGTGCTGCTGCCGGTTTCGTTATCGAGAACGGCAAGTGCGCTGGCTACGACTATGTAGTAAGCCACTACGTAGACACCGAGCTTGACTCAACCGGTGCTCTGGTTCCCACATCAGACCGTTTCATCGAGATCGGTTACTGGGAGTTCTTCGCACTCCAGCTGCATGACAACATCCGTCTGACCATCGACGCTACTTCTCAGGCAGTGGCTAAGAAGAACATCACCGCCATCACCATGAACCTGGCATGCTCAATGACCGACCTGAGCACCTACATCAACGGTGCCAACAACGAGAGCCAGGCCTTCGGTCTGTTCAAGGTAGTTGAGTCCGAGCCCTCAACTCTCTAAACTCTCTAAGACACTTTCGGGATTCATAGTTCATTCCCGCCCCGGGTGAGGACGCTGAGGTAATAGCCAGCGCACCCGGGGTTCCCGGAAGGGTCATAGATAACTGAATTTATAAACCCGTCACAGGAATAGCAATGTCACTGATAACCGATAAGGTATTTTACAACGCCCTCCTCAGCAGCAGCGAGCTGACTGCACTTGTAGGTGACCGCATCTACAATACCAGCATCGCTGTACCTGACGAAGACCTCCTCAATGAGCCCGTCCCCTACATTATCATCACCTTCGATGGTATGCAGAATGAGGGCCTCACCAAGGACAACTCTTTTGAGGGTGATACCGACAAGGTGCAGATCAGCATTGAGATCACCGCCGACAACCGGGAAGATCTGGGCACTCTCGCCCAGGGAGTCCGTGACGCCGTGATAGCCTACTTCGAGGACACCGAAGGTCACACATCCGATGATTATGACCTGGTTCCCCAGGACTACGTGCTCAGCTCCGGCCCGATACAGTATGATCCCATCAAGCCCTGCTACTATCAGACGCTGACCTACAACTGTGACACTAACCCCTAAGATAATATGGCAACAATCAAAGGACAGAACCTTCGCGTAATGGTCGGCGGCAAGTGCATTGCCATGGCCACCAGCTGCACCTTCCATGTATCTGCCGCCCTGTCAGACAGCAGCACCAAGGATGATGCAGACGACTTCGCTCGTCAGGAGGTAACCGGTCTCAGCTGGGATGCCCAGACTGACTCTCTGGTAACTCTGACCGATAACGGCTCCAACGGTGAGCTGGCTGTGGATCTGCTGGGTCTCATCATCAACAAGACTTTGGTGACTCTGACTTTCGACCAGACCGCAGGTACCAACAACCGTACAGGCCAGAACAGCAGCATCAAGAAGAGCGGACAGGCCTACCTGACAGACTTCTCAATCTCTGCTCCCAATCGTCAGAACTCCACCCTCACCTGCCAGTTCACTGGCTCAGGTCCGCTCTCATAACGAGCAACTCAACTCTGAAGCCCCGCCCTGCTTTCACACAGCGGGGCTTCTTTTACCAACCTAAAACGAATGAACTATGAACGCAAAGACAATCACCATCTGTGGCAAGGACGTGGAGTTGCTCTACTGAGAGCGGACCT